TATTCATATAAGCAGCCAAACAACGGTTCCATGCGAACCACTTTGCATCTATACGAAACATTGAAAGTGCAGAATGGGCGAGAGGTTAATCACGCCATTAAGATAGCTGGTAGTATTAAACAGCTGGAAAAGTCCCTCCCTATTCCTCCGTATGTTTTAGGTGTTTGGCTTGGCGATGGGTCAAGTTCAAGTGGATATATTACGATTGGCGATCAAGATTCGCGTGATATTACAAGAGAACTGCATCGTTGCGGATACAAATCACAAAGATACGAGAATGATATCTGTTATAAAATATGGAGAAATAAGCCTTTCATCTCAGAGTTGAAAGAGTTGGGATTGGTTAACAATAAACATATTCCAGATATTTATTTTCAAGGTTCTGAGCATCAACGACTTGAACTTCTTCAAGGGCTTTTTGATACCGATGGCAATTGTAACAAAGATGGGCAGATTGAGTTTTGCAACACCAGGAAACACATAGCCTATGGAGTATACGAATTGCTTTGCAGTTTGGGGGTCAAAGCTTTCATTAGCAAAAAACAACCCAAATGCTCTAATGCCAAGAATGGAACGACAAAGTGCAAAACGGCATGGATAGTAAAAGCAACGACGACTCTACAAGTTTTTAAGTTGTTTAGAAAAGGACAAAGAATTCCTAGTAAGGTTAGAGAAACTCAAAAATGGCATTACATAACTAACATTGAGCCAGTTGCTCCGGTTTGGACGCAATGCTTAGAGGTAGACTCTGATACGCATACCTTCTTAGTATCCAAATCCTTTATTCCAACTCACAACACAGATGGAGTTCTCGGTAAGTTTGCCATCGCTCAAGAGCAGTTTGGAAAGGACTTTAACGCCATCTTCTTTCGTAAAGAATTACCCCAAGCAGATGACCTCATCGAGCGAGCAAAACAGATATATCTACCCCTAAATGCCCATTGGCAGGACCAAAAAAAGCAATTTACGTTCAGAAACGGGGGTCGCCTTCGTTTCAGACCGCTTGCTAACGATGCTGATGCCGAGAAGTTTCAAGGGCAAAATTTAAGCCACGCGGCTATTGAGGAGGCGGGTAACTATAGTGACCCTAGCCCTATCTGGAAGCTGTTTGGAGCCCTTCGAGGACGCGGTGGTGGTCAAATTATCCTTACCTTTAACCCCGGTGGCGTCGGTCATCACTGGTTAAAAGAGCTTTTTATCAAGCCAGCGCCTAAAGGCATGAAAGTTCTTAAAAAAGAGCTGCCTAACGGGTCCCATTTCGACTACATATACATTCCTAGCCGAGTTACTGATAACCAAATCCTCCTTGCTCGTGACCCGGACTACATTAACCGCCTTCACATGGTCGGTAGCCCTGAGTTAGTACGCGCATGGCTAGAAGGTGACTTTGAAATTCACGAGGGAAGCTACTTCCCTGAGTTTTCCTCCCGCCACATCGTTGCACCATTTAATGTTCCTACGCATTGGCCGCGCTATATGGGCTATGACTGGGGGTACCGCTCGCCATTTGCAGCCGTTTGGGGTGCTGTGTCGTCCGGGAAAGACGATAAGGGTAACGAGGTGCCTTACCCACGGGGTTCCATCATTATCTACCGAGAGATGTGGGGTAAGGGCGTTGATAACGTGGAGCAGGCTAACCGTATAGCTTCTGTTTCGGTTGGCGAGAACCCTCTGTGTGTGGCCGACCCCAGTATTTTTAGTCATGAGGGTGGGCCAAGCATTAACGACCAGTTTACAGCTGTTTTTGCCAAATATAAGCACCCAAGCTTTAGGGCGGCAGACAATGACCGTATCTCGGGGTGGTCCCAAATCAGGCAACGGCTCGTGGGAAAGCCTCCGCTGCTCTACATCTTTGCTAGTTGCCCGTATTTGTTAGAAACCTTACCATCATTATCAATAGACAAAAAAAATGCAGAGGACGCAGACAGCTCGGGGAACGATCACGCCTGTGATGCTTTGAGATACCTCTGTAAGGCTCGGCTGATAGATGCTAAATGGGAGCAACCAGCTGAAGTGTTCAACAAAGGACTTATTAAGCTACAAGCCTACATACAGCAAGTACGGCAGCAGCAGGGACGCGCTAGAATATGAAGAAGCAACCAGTGCCACTCGTTAAAAAATACTCTTCCCGTTGGTGGCGCTCCCAGATTACCCAAGCCGAGGAACGGCGCAAACAATTCATTAACACAGCAGAAGAGTCTATTAAGGTCTATAACGCACAGAAACAGGCAGGTGTGCTTAACGATGTTGAGCGCCGTATAAATGTCTGGTGGTACTGCATTAACACTCTTCTCCCAGCTTATTACAGCTCTACCCCAAAGGCTGAAGTAAACCTTCGAAAGCGCTCGGGTGGCATACCTTACGAGCTAGGTAGCGTTATCCTTGAGCGTAATACCCAATACGCAATGGACCTTCACTTTGACTTTGATAAGGTCGGCTACCAGGCAGCGTTACAGTTCCTTCTCACAGGCCAAGCCGTTCTTTGGGCTCGCTACGTGCCTAAATTCGAAAAGGTGATAGAGGAGTTCGCCCTTATCCGCGACCCGAATGGTATTTTAATTGACGGTGATGGAAACCCCTACGAGGGTTCGCTTGAAGGTGCTACCGAGTCTCTGGGTGCTGTATTTGTTAGCCAAGAAATCGAAAAGAAGGTAGACGAAAAGGCCGTACTGGAAGTGGTTCAGTATAGCGATTACTTCTGTTCCGATGCTCGTTCTGAGGCCGAAATTGAGTGGCACGCTCGAAGGGCGTACCTGGACAGAATGGAAGCAGAAGATATGTTTGGCGCTAAAATTGCCGCCGACCTGTCCTATGATAGCCTTCCAGACGTTGTTAAGCGCGAGCTTGCTCGTGACCAAGATAGGGACAAGTTTGAGGGGAAGGCCGAGCTGTTTGAGATATGGTGTAAGGCTACTAATAAGGTTTACTGGCTCCACAAGAACGCAGAAACCCCAATTATAGAATCGACAGAGCCTCCCATTAAATTCGAGAAGTTCTACCCCTGCACTGTTATTAGCCAGTCAGTAGATCCAGATTCGGTTATTCCAACAAGCGATTATCTCCACGTAAGAGACCAAATTCTTGAGGTTGAGCGGCTTACAACCCGTATTCATGCCGTCACCCAAGCTATCCGCACTAACGCGCTCTATGATGCTACGATGGGTGCTCAGGTAGAGCAGTTGATGCAGGGGGACTTAAAACTCACTCCGATACCAAACTGGCCTTCCTACAAGCAGCGTGGTGGCATCAGCCAGTCCGTTGAGTTCATGAACATAGAGCCGTATGTAAATGCTCTTAATACGCTTCAGGGAGCCCGTCAGCAGGCTCTCCAACAGCTTTATGAAACCCTAAAGGTGTCAGACCTACTTCGCGGTACTAGCGAGCAATACAAGTCAGCTACGGCCAATAGGCTTGAAAACGCTTGGTCGTCGATGGGCCTTGTTGTTCGTCAAAACCAGTTCTCTAAATTCATTTCGGATGCCATCTCAAACCTTGGTACTATCATTGCCGAGATGTTCGAGGAGGAGACCATTCTTGAAATCGGAGATGCCGAGAGACTTATTAAAGAGGCGTCCCCTCCTCCGCAGCCAGCGCCACCGATGGAGCAACCGCAGCCAGAAGGTATGCCGGAAATGCCGGAGGCTCCAATGTCAGCTGAGCCAGAGGTTGGACCAGAGCAGTTGAGAGCTGAGATTGTTGATATCCTCCGAAGTAAAGACAAGCGCTCTTACCGCATCCAGATTGCTAGTGACTCGATGGTGGCTGTAGACCAAATGCAGCAACAGCAGGAGGGCGCGGCTCTTATTCAGACGGCGGGACAGTTCTTTGACCAGATGCGCGGGTTAGTAGACCAATACCCGCCACTCCTAGCTTTTTCGATTTCGCTGTTCCAGAACATGATTAAACGCTTTAAGGGCGGTAAAGAACTAGATGGTATATTTACGCAAGCCTTCCAACAGATTGGAGAAATTGCTAAAGCCAAGGAAGAAGCAGCTAAGCAGCCGCCACCTCCAGATCCTGTCATGCAGGAAACACAAGCTCGTATGCAGATCGCGCAGATTGAGTCTCAGGCTCGACTCCAGGTTACTCAAATGGAGATGCAAGATAAGTCGATGAAGAATCAGCTGGCCTACCAAGACCAGCAGCTTAAAATGCAGCGTGACCAGCTCGATGCTCAACTTGCGATGCAAAAGCAACAGTTTGACGAGTTTATACGCCAGCAGGAGCTTGGAATTGCTCAGCAGGAAGTTCAGGTCAAGGCAAACTCGGTGCAGGTGGACATGCTTAAAGTCCAGGCCATGTCTGAGAATGACTCAACTAAGCACGCTATTGCCCAAGAAAGAAACCGCATGGCTCAGATTCTTGAGCTTCAGAAGCTTGAACTGGAAAACATGCGCATCAGGCTTGCCGAGTCCGAGAAACTGCTAGAGGAGCGTCGATTAACATCCGAGCAAGAGCTAGAACGTATCCGAATAACCATGGATAAGTTAATTAGCTCTCCGAAAGACTCTGCCGGAAATAAACCAATAGTGATAAACAACATTATTCCAAAGCGGTCAAAGAGTGGCCTACTAACGGGCGACGACTCGGAAGACGTGGATGACTAATGAAACACAAATTATTT